CCATGACCCCAGCCCTCATCCACCACCTCGTTGACACCACGGCGGCCATCTTCGGCATCACCCCCGACCAAGTGCGGTCCCCGTCACGGGAACGGCCCTGCGTCATCGCTCGGAACATCGTGGCCGACATCGCCTATAACGAGTACCTGTTTACCTTCATGGCTATCGGGAAGGAGTTGAACCGCCACTATTCCACCATCATCATCAACTTGGAATCCTTCCACGCCGATTGCAAAGCCAAACCGCAACTGCGATACCTACGGAGGCAAGTTTTCAACAACGCCCAAGAGTATTTGCAGACGGCCGAGGGGGCTTATATTACTGATACTCTGCTACTTCCGCCCACCGAATAGCCCAAAACCGCCATCACACCTAAGGGGTCGGCCTAACCGCTGACCCCTTTTTTTTGCAATCTTTGCATATGCAGTCAGCAGAACAAACGATACTTGACCTCTACCGCACGGGCGAAATCCGAAAGGCCTGCCTCACCATCACAGGAGGCGACCCGCTTTGGAGGGACTTGGAGCAGGAATGCGTCCTCATACTGCTGGAGAAAGACCCCGCCAAGATTCTGCAAATACAAGCGCAGGGCTACTTCAAGTTCTATGTGGTGCGCCTACTACTGAACTTGTACCGAGGCAAGAACAACCAATTTGCCCAAAAGTACCGCCATCACGACCTGCTCGAAGAACTTGACCCCGATTCCCCCATCCCCCAGTCCGAGTATGATTCCCTCATGGATGACCTGTGGGCCATTGCCGAAGCGGAGATGGACACTTGGGCCAAGGACGGGGCGTTTCCCTATGACAAGGAACTGCTGCGCCTCCATCTGCGAACAGGGAACATGAAGAAACTATCCCGTGACACGGGTATCCCATATCGTTCTATAATCTATTCCATCGACCAAGCCAAGGCCAAAATCAAGGCCGCAATACAAAACCATGGACACGCTGATATTTCCCCTATTGATTAGTTCCCTCACCGCCCTTGCTATTGCGGAGTACCATGTCCTGCCCCAATGGTTCTACCGCACATGGCTGGGAAGGCACAAGCCGTTCTCCTGCGTCACCTGCCTGACCTTTTGGGTGGCGGTGGCCCTGACGCTGCCCACCTGCGGATGGGTCCTTGCCCCCGTTTACGGCCTCGCATCGGCGGGGCTGACCGTTGTCATCCTGCAAGTCACGAACCGATGACCCAAGACGAGTACCTGCTGGCAACCAAACACCGCCACTATTGGGACCAGTACCAGGCCACCCTGTTTATGCGGTTGTCCCCCGAAGCGGTCCACGACCTGCAGACCATCCTCGTGGCCCACGGCAGGCCCAACACGAATTGGTGGTGCGCTGACTGCGTAAAATCGGCCCTCCAATACATTTACTCACAAGCGGACCAGTTCGCCGAAGCCAACCAGCACCAAGTCAGCCATGCCCTCAACCAAAGCCCCCAACGATGAGGCCCAAGTCCAAGCCCGCATGGATTCGCTGATGATGGTCATCACGACCCTCTGCGACTGCATCGGGGCGGTGGAGGAATCCAACTCCCCGAACGCCTTTGCGGTGAAGATGAAAATCGTGGACAAGATTGACGAACTGATTGATAAAATAGAATACTGATGGCAGGCCGTCCCCCAATATGGAACACCCCCGAAGAACTATGGGAGGCGTTTGAAAAGTACAGGGCCGAGAACAAGGCCAACCCGTACCGAGTGCAGGACTATGTCGGCAAGGATGGGGTCATGGTTTACAGGGACAAGGAGCGGCCTATCACTTTTCGGGGCTTTGAGGGATGGCTTGCGGAGAACGGGGTCTGCTTTGACCTTTCGGACTATAGGAAGGGCACATCGGAGATGCACAAAGGGTTTTCCCCAATCATTACACGCATACGGGCCACCTGCGACAAGGATATGCTGGAGGGTGCAAGTTCGGGTGTTTACTCGGCCAACATCGCCTCCCGCCTTCTTGGCTTGGTGGACAAGCAGGAGAACACCGTCACCATCGAGCAGCCGCTTTTTGGGGATGGACTTTAAGTACACCACCGCCATCAAGAAGATTCGGGCGATGACCGCTCGGAAGAAGGTGATACAAGGCGGCACAAGTGCGAGCAAAACATTCGGCATCCTTGCGGTCCTCATTGACCACGCCGCCCGCCATCCCAAGTCCGAGATTTCCGTTGTGTCCGAATCCGTGCCTCACCTACGACGGGGAGCGATTAAGGACTTCGCCAAAATTATGCAATGGACCCACAGATGGGTTCCCGACAGGTGGAACAAAACCCTCCTGCAGTACAACTTCGCCAACGGGTCCACGATTGAGTTCTTTTCGGCTGATTCGGAAGCACGGCTAAGAGGGGCAAGGCGGCAGGTTCTCTACATTAACGAGGCCAACAACATTGACTTTGATTCCTACTACCAGTTAGCCATCAGGACCAGCCAAGAAATCTACATCGACTTCAACCCCACCCACGAATTTTGGGCGCATACCGAGGTCTTGCCCGAAAAGGATGCGGAGTTCCTCATTCTCACATACCAAGACAACGAAGCCCTTCCTGATACTATTCGGAATGACATCGAACTGAATCGCACCAAGGCCGAAACGAGTGCCTACTGGGCCAACTGGTGGAAGGTGTACGGGTTGGGCCAAGTCGGGACGCTCCAAGGGGCTATCTACGGGGATTACACGGTGGTTGAGGGTATAGACCCATCCACGATGAAATTCGTCGCCTACGGGCTTGACTGGGGGTTCAGCAACGACCCCACGGCCTTGGTCGCTGTGTACCGCAGGGGTGATGACCTGTTTGTGCATGAGTTGCTCTACCATCGGGGCTTGACCAATAGCGACATCGCCACCCGCTTGAAGGAGTTCGGCATCACAAGGGCTTGGGAGATAGTTGCGGACTCTGCCGAACCCAAGAGCATCGAAGAAATCTACCGCCTCGGATTCAACATCAAGCCAGCGGAGAAAGGCCCCGATTCGGTCAGGAACGGGATAGATGTGGTCAAGCGGTTTAACCTTCATGTGACCAAGGATTCCGTGAACCTGATAAAAGAACTCCGCTCGTACACTTGGGCCACGGACAAGGACGGCAAGGACACGGGGGTCCCGATTGATTCCTACAACCACGCCTGCGATGCGCTCCGCTATGTGGCCCTCAACAAATTGGCCGTGAGCAACTCGGGCAAGTATCTTGTGGTGTAACTTTGGGGCATGAACCTTGAATCCCTCCTTGACCTCGCCCTCGCCATCGGTCGGGTCGTGCTGGCCTTGGTGTTTATCGGCTGCATCTTAACCCTCCTCATCCAATGAAACTCATCCACTACTACCACATCTACTGCGGCGGCGGCGGCCAATGGCAGTTAATCATGCACCAACACATGATGGCCCTGTGCAACTACGGGCTGATAGAACAGTTGGACGAGATTCGTGTCGGCATCGTCGGCCCACCCGACCAGCGGAAGGCGGTCAAGGAAATCTTGGACAACTCGCTCGTGGCGGCAAAGATTAAGGTGGTAGTCACTCGCACAAACGCATGGGAGCAAGCGACGCTGACCGAGATGTACCGAGCTAGCCAAACCGAGGATGCGGCCTACCTCTACGGGCATACGAAGGGGTCCGCTGACCCGTCGCTTGTGAAGCAGATGTGGTGCAGGTCTATGGTGTTTTTTAACATCGTCGCATGGGAACGCTCTCTTGCGGAACTGGAGAAAGTGGACTGCGTTGGAACGCATTGGCTCACCACCGAGCAGTTCCCCCAAATAGCGGACCAAAACAACCCCGACGGGTATCCCTACTTTGCAGGGAACTTTTGGTGGGCCAAGTCAAGCCATGTGCGGGAACTTGGCGAACCCGTAAGGGAACACCGCTACCAAGCCGAAACTTGGATTGGAAAGCGGGAAGGGATGACCGTGTACGACCCCAACCCAGGATGGCCCGACCCAAGTAAATTCGTCATCACATTCTAACCATGAAACTGCTCGCCAATATCGCCTACCACCACCATCCGAACAGGGTGGAGAACTTGACCAAGGTCATTGAGGCCATCAAGTCCTACCCTGTGCAGTCGGACATCTTCGTGGACACCAACGACCCCCAAGCAGCGCAAGAACTCGCTCACTTTCCCGTCACCTTACACGCCCACACGGCGATGGGACACCCTTGGGAACTGACCAGCAAGCACCGCAACAGGATTGCAGAGGTGTACCAGCACTTTGACTGGGTGGCGTATTTCGAGGACGACATGATGCTTCCCAAAGAGGGTTTCGTCAACTTCACCAAGCAGTTCGATGCGATGTTTGAGGACAACTTGTACCCGTCCTTTACTCGGATTGAAACCTACCCAAATGTGGAAGGCGAATTTAGCCCCGACATTGCATTCAATCCTACACCGAATATGTGGAAGGAGTGGAACGGGAAGACCTACGCAAGCCTTCCGTTTTACATCAACTATCACGCTTTTTGGATGTTCAGCACGAAGCGGCTTGCCGAGGTGTTGAGCCGTAACCCGCAAGCGTTGCAGACGATACCAAACAACGGCCTCTATCGTGAATCCCTTGCCTCCCTGCCGATTTGGTCCTTGGAACTAAAGCCGATGCTGGAGATGGACGAGAACGGCGAACTTGCGGACCATTGCAAGGTCTATCACCTATCCAACAATTATCGGGACAACAGTAGGAACATCAAAGAAATCTTTAAGCGATGAAACACGACCACATCTTCGGCTGGTCCAGCCCACAGGAACAAGGCCAACTCCTTCAGTTCATCCTTGACACCATGCCCCCCAAGCCTCGCATCGTGATGGCTGAAATCGGGGTGTACCTCGGACGAGGGACTGCCATCTTTGACGAGGTATTCGTTAGCAGGGTGCAGAACTACAAGTTGATAGCGGTGGACCACTTTGAGGGTTCACCCGAACACAAGGCCAGCAACTCGGTCCCATCCTACGAGGTTTTCAAGCAGAACATCGCCCCGATAAGCGACAAAATCAAGGACCACAACTGCGATTCCATTGCTGCCTCTAAACTATTCAAGCAGGGCGAATTTGACATCGTTTACATCGATGCGGCCCACGAATACGAACCCGTACTTGCGGACCTGGAGGCTTGGTTCCCGAAGGTCAAGCGGGGAGGGTTTATTTGCGGGGACGACTACACGGCGGGATGGCCAGGGGTTGTGAAGGCGGTGGGCGAATTCTTCGGGGGACGGCACGGCGTTGTCCCAGGCACGCAACAATGGTACTTCCAAAAATGAAACTCCAAGACCTCACCATTGACCAGTTCCAACGCATCGCTGCGCTGGAGTTCTCGCCCGTGCTGACCGATTACGACAAGCGTGCAGGGGTCGTAGCGATAGTGGAGGGGGTGGATATATCACTCGTAAGGGAAATGCCCGCCAAGGGGCTTACTAAGCGTTACAAGACCATCATAGCCGAGTGGAACGAACTGCCTACCTTGGCATATCGCAGGCGGTTCAAAGCAGGTGGCAAGTGGTGGATTCCGACGGTGTTTACGGACGAGTTGACCGCTGGGCAACTCATTGACCTGATGGACACCGATACCACCGACGAAAAGAAGTTGGTCCAAAACCTGCACCGCATCATGGCTACCCTTTGCAGGGAGGGTGGGTTCCTTGGCTACTTCCCGAAGAAGTACGACGGGGCAAGCCACCAAGAGCGGGCCGAACTGTTCAAGTCCCACGCCAAAATTGGCGATGTTTGGGGGGTGGTCAGTTTTTTTTTGCTAAGTTCAGAATCCTACTTGAAAGTTTTGAGCGACTATTCCAAGCACCTGACGAAGGGAATGCAGGGCCAATAACCAACCCGCTTGCTGGCTACGGTTGGCTGATGGTCGTGTGGAGGATGGCGAACAAGGATGTGCTGAAATTTGATGCCATCTTCGCAATGAAAGCGGTGGAGTTCCTGAACTATGCCCTGCTGATACACGACATCTTGGAAGCCGAACGGATGGAAGCGGAGCGGATGCGGAGGCGGTAGGACACAATTTGCGAGGCTGGACATTTACCAGCATGGAGTTTGATGTATTCGTAGGTGGTTCGGGCAAGAAACTGACCGACATCCAAAAGCAAGCCTTGCCCGATTTCGGGGTAAATCTTGCGGAGGGGGCCATTGACAACAAGTCCTACGCCGTGGTCAAGAAATGGTTGGAAGGGGTCATCACTTTGGCCAAGCAGAACCTCGCAAATTCAGGGGCTATTGCCAGCGATTCCTTATCTGCCAGCATTGACTTTGAACCCATCACGCTCACCGACACTTCCTTCGTTGTCGCTATTGTCGCCAACGATTACTGGAAATATGTGGACCTCGGTGTCAAGGGTGCGGTCAGCAGTAGTCGTGCCCCCAATAGCCCGTTTCAGTACAGGGACAAGCGGCCACCTATCCGTCCCATCCAAGAGTGGATTGCGTTTAAGAGCATCCAACTGGAAGGCCGTGACAAGAAGGCCGCCAACCGTTCCTTCGCTATAAACATCGCCAACAAGATTAGGCGGGAAGGCTTACGGGCCACCAACTTCATGTCCAACGCAGCCACCAAGGAAATGGTGGATGTGCTTACCGAAAACATAGCCGAAGTCCTCGGCAAGTCCATAAGCGTCGCAACCGTCCGATAACCCATGTCCATAACCGTCCTTTCGGGTTCGCCCCTCGTAGCGACCCCCGTTTACAACAAGATGCTCTACAAGGTCAGCGGCTCGCTGATTGCCCAGCCGAACTACCGCTATGTCTGCGATGTGAAGAACCCCGCAGGCACGACGCTGGCAAGGCTAAAGTGCGACAAACTGCCGACCACCAATTTCGGGTTCTTTGATGTGCAGAAGGTGGTTGAAACCCTCGTAGCCCCGACCGCCCCATCGCTGACGCAGACGGGATTCGTGGACCATTCGGGGTTCTATTCGGGCTATCGGCTGGACTTCACGCAAGAGTACGGAAACACGCCCGTCGTCACGGGAGCGACCACAACGGTCAGCGGGGTGATGGCCTTTGCGGGGAACTTGGAGCAGTTGGAACTTGCTGACTGGAGCCTAAGCCCGTACTTCCGCATCGGTAGCAGTTTTAATTCCGTCCAACCGCTGACAACCCCCACGGCCTTCACGGTGTACCACGGGGGCAGCAACTTCCTTGCCATCAACGGGACCAAGTACACAACGGTATCGGCTAACGATACTTGGCTCGTATCGGCACGGGTTGCTTACAAGTCCGTGAACTACGACTTCGCCGTCAGCCCAAGCCTATCGGGAACCACGGACTTCAATATCCAGCGTTTCGCTTGTGGCCCTGCAAATCTTTCGGGAACCATCACGGCATTGAGCGGAGCGGTGGAGGGCGATTCCTACACGGTGCAGTTCTTGGGGAATGCTGGCCTTGGGTCGGTGCAGACCACTTTCACCTTCGGCCCCTGCCAGCGGTTTGATTCCATCCCCGTCCATTTCGTCAACAAGTACGGTGGGATTGATTCGTACACCTTCACGATGAAGAACAGGAAGCGGGCCAACATCCAGCGGGAGGTCTTCGGGTACAATTCCGATGTGTACGCCACGACCACCTACAACAAGGTTTGGGCGGGTTCGTTTGACTTCGTGTATGCTTTGAATAGCGATTGGCTGACCGATGCCGAATCCGAGTGGCTGATTGAGATGGTTCGGAGTGGGTATGTGTGGTTGGAACTCGGTGGCCAACTTGTGGAAGCGGTGGTCAATGCCAACCAGTATCAATTTGTAA